CAGCTTAAAAACGATTCGCGCGATGCCACCGGCATCCTCGACAAAAACCTCAGCGAGCGGCGTGAGGCGTCGTCGCAGAAGTGGGCCGAAATGGCGCAGTCGATGGATGACGCCATGCGCAGCGTGGGGGACGCCCTGCGCCCGGTTACGGACACGGTGGCCGAGGCACTGACCAAGGTCACCAAAAGCATTACCTCGATGTCAGACAGCGCGCCCGGGGTGGTAACGGGGATCGCGTTGGTCGGTGGTGGATTGGTCACGCTCACGGGCCTGTTCAGTTCGTTCAAGATGGGTAAAGGGCTGTTCAACCTGGCGCGCGGCTCGCTGGGTGGCGGCAAGGCCGGCGCGGTGCAAAAGGTCTTTGTCACCAACGCCGAGGATGGTGGCGGTGACGGCGAAGGTTCGGCGCCCAAGGGCAAGGCCGGCAAGGCGTTGTCGCTGGTGGAAACCGGGCTCAAGGCGGTGGCGGCTTTCACGGGCAGGGGGGCCGAGGGCGCCGACGATGAAGCGGACGGCAAGGACGACAAGAAGCCCGGTAAATTTGATCTGATCGCGACCGGCCTCAAAGTGGTTTCGGTGGCGAAGGACGTCGCCTCTGGCGGCGACGAGGGCGGCGAGTCGGGGTCGGATGACGACGGCGTCAAGAAGGTTTTCGTGGTCAACGCGAGAGCCCTGGGCGGCGGTGCTGAAGGCCCTGGGGAAACACGCCGGCGTGGACGCGGGTCAAGGCGCAATGCTTCCCGCCGTCGGCCGTTGCCTCGGCCGGGGGGTTCTTCGCGCTCGCCTATTCCGGGGGCGCGGCCGCCTGTCCCTGTGCCGCGTCCGCCGATTCCACCGGTGCCGGTTCCGGCCGGGTCGCTGGCCCGGCTGGGCGGGGTGGTGCAGGCGGTCGGCAAGGTCGGCAAAGCCGCCAAGATGATTCCCGGCGGCGCGCTGCTGGAAGCCGGCGCCATGGCGTTCGACACCTATGAAAATGCCAAGACCCAGGACGAAAAGGCCGAAGGTTATGGCGAGGCCGCTGGCAATCTGGCGGGCACCATGGCCGGCGCGGCGGCCGGTGCGGCCATTGGTTCGGTGGTGCCGATTATCGGGACCGCCATTGGTGGCTTGATTGGTGCCTACCTCGGCAGTCAGGGCGGCCAGATGTTGGGCGGCGCCGTGGGCAAGTCGGTGTTTGGTGGCGAAGAGGAAAAGCCCGAGGCAAAACCGGAAACCAAGCCGGCACCGCTGCTGATGGCGCCTCGCCCTGGTCCGGCGGTTCCCAGCTTGGCCACCCTGACCCAGCCGCTCAATGGGGCGCCTGATCAGGGCAATAAGGCGAGCGGTTCCGGTGCGTTGCTGATGGCTAAGGCGCCGGCCCCACAAGGGCCAGTGCTGGGCGACGTCGCCCGGGCCATGGCCGTACAGGCGCCGCCTAAGCCGGCGGCCGTGGCGATCCAGCCCAAGGAGCCGGAGAAGCCGACACCGACCAAAGTGGATCAGCAGTTTCAGTACTCACTGAGCATGCCGGTCACGGTGCAAGGGGATGTCAAAGACCCGCAACGCTTGGCGCAGGACTTGATGCCGCACATGCAGCGAATGATGTCGGACGCGGCGAAACAGAACGTTACCAAGCTGTACGACGAACCCCACGTTTAAGGAGGCCGCATGGCGTATATGGAACAGTTGCAAGCGGGGCTCAAGTACTTGGTCGAAGCCGGGGAGGCGGGGCGGCGCAGTGCGGACGGCATGCTTGGTCCGGTCAACGGCGCGATCAGTGAAATCACTGGCGCGGCGTCCGAGCTGGAAAACATCCCGTTCGTGGGACCGGTGATCGGCGCCAAGCTTCAGCGGGTGATGCGCGGCGTCGACGCGGCCCAGGCCAAGGTCGGGCAGGTGGTGGCGGTGTACGGCCGTGCGACCAGGGCGGCCGCCGAAGTACAGGAGCGGATGGGGACGCTGAAGGAACAGGCGGGCAAGGCGTCGACGGCGATCAACAACATCGCCGGCAAGGTCAGTCCGTCGTTGGCCAACATCGTGCCCACCAGTTCCTTTGCCGTGGATGCCACGCCAGCGCCGGAGGCGGTGAAGCCGTTCCCGCACCTGCTGATCATTCAGCCTCGCGACCCGAAGATTCAACCGTACTTCTTCAATCTGGACACAGCGGCCTTCGACGAGCTGAGTCGTTCGAGCGAATTCCGCTGGGCCTCTCAGGAGCGCCTGTCGCGCCGCCCGGCGCAGCAGGCGATTGGGGTGGGTGAGGAAAAGCTCACGCTCAAAGGTACGATCTACCCGGGCTTCAAGGGTGGCCTCAAGCAGCTCGACACGTTGCGCAGCATCGGGGCCAGGCTTCAGCCGCTGACCCTGACCACAGGTTATGGCGAGGTGATTGGGACGTGGTGCCTGAAAACCATCAACGATGAACAAGGCGCGTTTTTGCACGGCGGGATTCCGCGTAAACAAGGGTTCACTCTGGAGTTTGTGCGCTATGGCGACGACATGCAGAACGTCTGATGGGGACATGCTCGATGTCATTTGCCATAACGTTTATGGCCATCTCAACGGCAGCACCGAAGCGGTGCTGGATGCCAACCAGGGGTTGGCCGATGAGCCCCAGCCCTACCGCGCCGGCGTGGTGATCTATCTGCCGGATCTGCCCAGCCCGACCGGGGAGGGGGTCAGCTTGTGGGATTGATGGGCTACACTTTTTCTCGTTCACTTCAAACTCCTGACTTTCTAGCCCGCCTTGTGCGGGTTTTTTTTGGACAAAATCCATGACCCCCATGTTTCGAATCGTGGCCGATGGCGCCGATGTGACGGCCAAGATCAATGATCGGTTGTTGTTGCTGCGCACCTCTGACAAGCCCGGGATGGAGTCCGACGAGTTTGAGTTGCGCATTGATGACCGAGATGGCCAAGTGGTGCTGCCTCGGCGTGGCAGCTCTATTGAGATCTACCTGGGCTATGCCGAAACATCCTTGGCGCGCCAGGGGCGTTACGCGGTGGACACGGTCGAGGTGTCGGGGCCGCCGGACACGATCGTGATCAAGGGCAAGGCCAGCGACATGCGTGGCAGTGGCAAGACCATCCGCAGCGGCAGCTGGGAAGACGTGCCGCTGTCGAAGATCGTGGCCGATATCGCCGCACGCAATGGCTGGCAGCCGGTGTGCCCGGTGACCACGAAAGTTGCCCGGGTCGATCAGCTCAACGAATCCGATTTTAATTTCATCACGCGCCTGGCTAAGCAATACGACTGCACGGCCAAGGTGGCTGACGGCAAACTGTTGGTGATGCCGCGTCAAGCGGGCCAGACGGCCAGCGGCAAGGCGTTCGCCGCAATCACCCTGACGCGGAGCGACGTCAGTCGCTGGCAGTTCAGCTTGGGCGATCGCAACTCGCACAAGGCCGTGGCGACCAAGCACCAGAACAAGAAGACCGGCAAGCTGGCGGTCGTCACCGTGGATAACGAGGACGCCCCGGACGGCCTGCCGGCAGTGCATTCTGATCGGCATATCTACCCGAACAAGACCGCCGCCGAGTCGGCCGCCAAGGCGCGCTTGGCGGCGTTCAATCGCTCGACCGCTGACGTGCGTTTCGAGATGCCCGGGCGCACCGACATCTTTGCCGAGCGATTGATCAACGCCCAGGGTTTCAAGGTCGGTCTCGATGGTGAGTACCTGGCGGATTCGGTAGAGCAGGTGTTTACCCAATCCGGCTGGTCGACCGCCGTCGAGTGCAATGCCGGCAAGCAGGGCAAATCCCAAGGTAAAAAGAAGAAAGCCAAGCCGCCGCTCAAGGTGGTGAATGTCAACGCGCCATAGCGCACCCCATCACCGCCTGAGTGCGGTTTTTTTATGTCAGGAGTTTTTATGTCCATTACGGAGCAACAGCTACAACGCATCATGCCCAACGCCCGCCGCCAAGCGGGCGTTTTTGTATCCGCTCTAAACGCGGCCATGGCGCATCGGCAAATCAATACGTCGAAACGTCAGGCGGCGTTCCTGGCTCAGGTCGGGCACGAGTCGGGCCAGCTGCAGTACGTCCGTGAGTTGGGGGGCGATCAGTACCTGAGCAAATACGACACCGGCACTCTGGCCGTGAAACTGGGCAACACCCCAGAAGTTGACGGCGATGGCCAACGCTATCGCGGTCGTGGCCTGATTCAGGTGACCGGCCATAGCAATTACCTGCGCTGCAGCCTGGCGCTGTTCGGTGACGAACGTTTGCTGCGCACCCCTGAGCTGCTCGAACTGCCGCAATGGGCCGCCGAGTCGGCGGCGTGGTTTTGGTGGGTGCGAGAGCTGAGCGCCCTGGCGGATCGGGACGAGTTCGAGGCAATCACCCGCAAGATCAACGGTGGTCTCAACGGCCTGGCAGATCGGCTGCAACTCTGGAATCGGGCGAGGGCAGTGCTATGCGTGTCGTCGACCTGATCCCCGCGCCGTACCGGCTGTTAGCCGTTGGCATGCTGCTGACCGCATTGGTCGGCGGATCTGCAGCGTCGGCCTGGAAGGTTCAGGACTGGCGATACGGCCAGCAACTCGCCGAACAGGCCGGCCTGCACAAGGACGATCTGATCTCCATCAGCAATGCTGCCGCTGACCAGGTGCGCACGGCACAGGACAACCGCCTGGCCCTTGAGCAGCGGCTGTCGACCAGTGAGCAATCCCACTACAAGGAACTCAGCGATGCTCAAACCAACCAGGCTCGCCTGCGTGATCGCCTTGCCACTGCTGATCTGCGCTTGTCAGTCCTACTCGACGCCACCGATGCAGGCAGTGGTGACGCAGTGTCAGCCGCCACCCCAGCCACCGGCGTGGTTCATGGCCCCACAAGAGCCCAACTTGACCCAGCGCATGCTCAACGAATTATCGGCATCACCGATGCCGGCGACCAAGGACTGATTGCCCTGGCGGCCTGTCAGGCCTACGCCAAAGAAGTCTCAACACCGAAGTGAAAAAGAGCGACCGGGGTGGATGCGTCAACATCCAACCCGGTCGCCGTCCCTGCAGATTGTCCCTGCAAGTCCAGCCAAGGCTCTTACTCCGTGCACGAAGCGCGGCGAGCCTAGCACCTGTTTATCCATACAGTAAAGGTCTTGCTATCAATGTCCACACCCATCATCCCTTGGATGGGCGGCAAACGCCGCCTGGCCGACCGCCTCATCCCGCTTTTTCCGCCTCACGAATGCTATGTCGAAGTCTTTGCCGGCGGTGCCGCGCTCTATTTCATGCGACCGCA